ACTACAGTGTAATTTATGCAGACATGTTTTACACTTTTGACTTGCATATTTTACACTCCTGAGTTGCATGTTTTACACTTCTGACTTGCATAAATTACACTTAGGTTAATTCTACTGTTTTAAGTGTAAAAAAAGACTAGAGAATATTCTCCAGTCTCACAAAATAATGATTGTTATATTTATTGAAGATAATCCCATCTTTATCATCGTATCTATAGTCTGTACCTAATTTGTGTTTATCAATATCTAATAATTTAGCCCTCTCTAAAATAAGATTGTATTTAATAATTGTCTTACGAGAGAGACCAGTCTCTTGCGATATTGTATCAATGCTAGTAAAACAAAAATGACTACCGGGTTTATTTCTGTCGCTTCTGTTAATATTACTCTCATAGTAGCAAAGCAGCCTGATGCCATTCGCCTGTATTATTGGCAATTTATCTAAAAGTGAAATGTAGATATGGGTGAACTTGGTTTTTGATTTAATTAGAGTTTCATTCAACGATACTGTTCCAAAAGAATGGCTATCAATTTTAACTTGTTCCAATATGTATTTGTAATTGTAAAGATTATTTAGCGCCCTATGAAGTGTGCGATTATCATTTATGCATAAGGGGACCTTCAAATGTTCTTTGGAGTTAAACTTGAAGTTTGATGATCCATTGTTAAATTGCAATTGCTTTAATTTGATTAATATCAGAAATTCAATCGAACTTAGATTCGGATTTCTAATAATTGAGTTAGGCATTTGAATAAATTGTTTTGATGTAGACATTTCTTTAGTCACAAACAAACACCGTCTTTAACAAATCACAAAGATTGGTATTTCCCCACACTCTGTAAACTTTGCGAATGGGGTAATTTAGAGTTTCAATTATATTTAAGAACATACATCTGTGATCATCTTCAGGTTTACTCATGCACACAGGAATCAACTTTAATTCAATAACTTCACTCAATTACTCTCCACTCTCCTTTTTATGTAAAACCATTTTTCTCGCTTCACGCTGCAGCAACGTCTTAACCGATTCACTTTGCTGTTCAATTAAACGTAAAAGTTCTTCTCTATTCAACTGCTCAAGACAATTGTCTTCAAAAGTCTCATGCATTCGCATACCAGCCATACTTGAGTAATTCTTATCTTCGTGCATGTAGTGCTTCAGAGATCCATAACCGGATTGATTTAGTTGCTCCCGAATCTCTTCGATACTTCCACCACTAAAACGAATAAAACCTGCTGCAACGTTTCTTAAGCTGTGAAATACTACATTTCTTTCTTCTCCAATCCCCATCTCCTTTTTTAAGTTGTCCATCATATCTTGTATTGTATGATCAGACAGGTGAAACACCTTATTATCATTATACCGAGCATAATATTTTTGTTCCTTGATCTTTAACAATTCATTGTATAACTCAATTGGAATAGGTCTCGTGTGTTTTTTATTTCTCTTTCCAATGGCCGTAACTAAATATAATTGGCTCTTAGAGTCAAAAATAATATCAGTCCACTCAATAGATAGCAAACTTGCCTTACGAAAACTGGTTGTATAAGCTAGGCGAATCAAATTAGATTTTTCAATCCCTTTCTTCTGCTTTGCGGATAAGACGGCCATCATCTCAGCTTCAGAATGAGTAAGCTCACCATATCTCTCGCCATCATCCGGCAATTTGTCTACTCTGACATCGTCAACCTTAACATTGTAACGATTTCGAGCAAAGTGTTCATACAATTTCGTTATTGGTGCAATCAATGCATTTACGGTATTATTGGAATAATCACAATCATCTAATAAGTGGTATTGATACCGGATCATCTTCTCATTTAAAATGTCTAAATCATTGCTATCAATGTCTTCAATTGTTTTGTTAACATGCCACATAAAAAACCTACGGATAGCAACCTCGTAGTTATATTGGGTATTTTTACTTTTAAGCCCCACTTTCATTAGATATGATTGAATGCTCTCATATACTCTTCCTGTATTCAGCGAAACTATGTTATGTAACGTACTCATTTTCTCTTCCCCCTACTTATATTATAGGCTCTTAACCATACATTTATTATAGTTTATACGCCTTACAAAGTAAATATAATAATTTTTGTTGACTTAGATAATTTGAAGTGTTATATTTTAACCACAGAAGCACACATACAACATTTAGCAAAAATATATTGGAGGCGATGTTTCTGGATAATAATAAAACATACATAAGAGGAGAATTGGTTGATGGTAAAAAGAAAGTGTGTAGAGAAGACGCTGCAGGAGATGTATTATGATGGAGAAGCTGAATATATTGATGAAAGATATGTTTCATCTTATATGTTCGAGGGAATTGAGGATTGTTTGGAATATTTGAGTACATATGATGACGTTGAATATTGGAACGACAAAGATAACTATACATATGACAACTATTATTCAAAACTAAAGAAGCAAGAATTCGAAAATCAAAATGCATAGATAAAACACAAACTCACTGGAGGTAACATTTATTGATTGAGCTACACAAGCCTGTATACATTCCTTCCATCGAAGCGAGTGACATATATAATCATATGTTTAGAGGTAGAGAGTTAGATATAAAATACATAGGGATGATTCCCACCAGCTTAGAACTTAACAAACTTGTTAGCTTAGGCATAAAAACATTTAAAAAGAAAACAAACGATAAATTTCTATCAAATGACATTATTAATGTTAAATTTAAACAAAGAGTTGATTCTGGCCCTCAAATCATTAAGAGACTTAAAGTTAAAATATCTAATCTAGATGAAACTAAGAACGATTACAAGCAAAAACTTGAAGACTTCATTGAAGTAATTGAATCTGAATTTGATGACGAAAAGTGGTCAGGGGTCTCAAACAGTGATTTACGCATGAAACTATACTCTGAAGGATTTATATTCAATAGTATTAAGTATTTGCCCTATAAGCGATCTAGCGCAAAATCAAGAATCGGTCAAGTTCTTTTCATAAAGGAGAAGCTCTACGAACCGATGATAAAGTGGTCTAGAATGAAAGTTGAATTTAGAGGACGACCAGAAGAGCACAAAATTGACTACCCCTCACTTCTTGCTTATGAAAGTTTAGTCGGATCTTCTATTGAGAGCATAATCGAAATAAATCCTAAAAATATTCTTATCGTTAATGATGTTGAAAGCATATTTCGTCAGAAGACAAGCGTAGTCAGGACTGGTGCCGATGGTTTTCTCGATAGTTTTGAGGAAGAGTCCAATATAAAAAACAGTCTTTTTGATGGCGAATCGCTACTTGATGAGAGATACTTTCACGATGGGAAATCAATGATCCTCTTAAGAAATCATATGTTTAAAAGTGCAGCCTTTAATTGTAAAATTCAAAATTTCCTAAAAGATCATTGTCCCGAGGGCGTATCTTTCAACGATTGGAAAATACCTAGTATGTTTAAGAATGATTCTGTCTTCGCAAAAGATATTCACTTAATAATCACTCCAAGTAGTCTCAAAGCCTTAAAATTCAGTTCGATTTTAGGGACGGAAAAGAAGATGTGGGATCATTGGAAAAAGATCATATCGTTTGATAGGTGCATATTTGGAGTGTGCAAAAGTGAGAAAAGATCAAAGCGTGGCTACGATGAGAATGGCAATGTATTGCAACAAATAAGTTATCAAATGTTAAACTCCCTCCCCCTTACTCAAAAGGACATTGGAAAATTAACATTTTTTGAGAGAGCATATATTGATAAGCTTAAAAATAATGATGACTTTTTTATTGAATACATAAGAGATAGTGCGAACGACATGAATGCTAATGAAATGTTCACAGATCTATATAATATCAATCACGATATAGTAAACACCAAGATATTTCGAAATTTCAGAAAGAATATTGTTAGCAGTTATGTTACCCATATAAAAAATGGAAAGGTTCGTTTATCCGGTGATTATTGTGTGATGCTGGGCAACCCCCTGGAGTTCCTACATCATTCTATTGGGTTGTTGAACACCAATGATCTTAAGCCAATAGCATTGCAGGCCAATGAAGTTTATACAAAACTGTTTGACAATAAGGAGTTGACTGGCTTTAGAAATCCCCATACAAGTCCCAGCAACGTACTGCTTGTAAATAACATTCTATCTCCTGAAATTGATAGGTACTTCAATCTCAGCGATAATATTGTATGCGTTAATGCAATCAAGTTCCCTATTCAGGATATTCTTTCAGGTTGCGATTATGATAGTGATACAGTTCTTCTGAGCGACAATGAGCAGCTATTATCCATTGCTAGGGATTCTTTTGGAAAATATAACGTCTGTATAAACAATGTTGCCAGTAGTAAGAAGCAATATAAAGTATGCAATGAAGACATGGCTGTAATTGATAATGAACTATCAAACAGCCAAAAGTATATAGGAAGGACAGTTAACACTGGGCAACTATGTATGTCTAGGTATTGGGATATGTACCATCACAACCTTAGTAATGAACGATTAAATAATTTAATGAAAAAAATCGATGTTGTTACAGTTTTATCTGGCGTATGTATTGATCTAGCTAAAAAGATGTTTGATATTAATATCAATAAGGAGATTGAAAGTATCTCCAGACATACAGAGCTCAAAAAAGAAAAGCCACTTTTTTGGAAATACGTAAGTCAGTCAGAAAACATCGCAACAGTCAGTTATAAATGTCCGATGGATTTTCTATTCCACGAGATGCAAAGCCTCCCTAAAGGGAATATTAGAAATGACACTCCTTTTGAAGATTTGCTCATTAAAAAAGAAATGAGAAAGAGTAATAGAAAGCAAGAACAAACAATATATAATTATATTGAAAATATGAACATGAAGATTAACAATACATACGCAAAACAAATGACAAACAAAGAAAGAGAACGAAAAATTGATGATATTATTAAGTATTACAGTTTTTTTATTCGGAAATTGACTATTGGAGAAGACACTATGTATTCAATGATAAGCAAATTAACAAAAAATAAGAAAGAAAATATTGCTTCGAGATTACTGAGCACCCTCCATTCTACTCAAAAAGAGACGTTTTTTAGGGCGTTTTTAAGCAAAAATGCCACACTTTAAAATAAAAATAGTCATAAAACCCTTATAAACAAAGGCTTTTTTAAGAGGTGCGAAGGTATACATATGATAGGGGTATAAAACCTCTATCAGCTAAAATTAAAACTACAGGGAGATTAAAAAAAATGAATAAACAGGAATTGACGATTGAAGTAATTAACAAAACAGGACTAGAGAAGAAAGCAGCAGTAGCCGCAGTAGATGCTGTATTTGAAACAATTACTGGAGCACTATCCGCAGGAGATAAGGTTGGTATATATGGATTTGGTAATTTCGAAGTACGTGATCGTGCAGCTCGTCCAGGTGTAAATCCAAAACTCTTGAAAGATCTTAAAGAACAAGGTGTCGATCCAGAAGCAGCAAAAGCACAGGCAACGATTCAAATTGAAGCATCAAAAGCCCCAGCATTCAAGCCAGCATCTGCTTTGAAAAAGGCAATTAAATAATTTTATAAAACAATAGTTTTATCATATACATATTCAAGAGATGTAATATCTCAATTAGATAGTCGATAAGGTAGAAAAGGTTCTCTACACGCTCAGACCGCACGTTGGGTGCGTTCTGAGTTATCAGAAATGCAGGATACGCCGCCCTGCTATCGACTCACAGTAAAATAAATTGTAAAGGGAGATATAATAGATATGGCTAAACGCAACAACTCGATTCAATTCAAAGGTTTGCTCAATACAGAAGTTATGGAAGTAACTGAGGAAGATAAAAGTGGCATTTTTATTTATGATCTTCTTGAAGAATTGAAATCATATGATGGGAAAAATGTGACAATCTCTATTAAGGAAGATCTGCCAGTGCAGCCAAAGGAGTAAATAAATGACTCCTATCATAATTAAACGCGAATCGTCTGATACTACATTAGACGATTTTTTGATTCGTCTTGGCGATAATTTAGAAGCGTATGGACTTACCTGGACTCAAGTAGCCAAACTTTTGAATAATGAGTGTGATGAAGAATACTCCGAATCTCGCTGGAGAAAACGCTACAATAGTTACATTGAGTTTAAGCCAATTGTTCTAGCTAAGTATGGCAGTAATGAAGTAGTGCAAGAAGTACGAGATGCAACGGTTGAACTCCAGAAAGAGACTGTTCGCCTTCGAGACCAAAAGAGAGAGTATAATCAACTCATTTACAAAGAAGCTCGGTTCGATAACTTGAAGGATCAGATCAATGAATCTATATTAGAATTGCAATCATTGAAACCCCTCTTCTCCTCCCCTCCTGTAACTAATGATAACACCGTAAAACGTGCAATCTCCTTGTGGTCTGACTGGCATATCGGTAGTGAATTCAAAAACAGCCTTAACACTTACAATGTCGATGTGTTCCGAGATCGTCTATCTACTCTCCTTTCTAAAACAATTGAATACAGTCAAAAGAATAATATCACAGAACTAACCGTAGCCAACCTGGGCGATATGTTGCACGGAGCAATTCATGTGTCAGCACGAGTTCAGTCCGGCGAAGATGTTATTAAGCAGATTCAGATTGCTGCAGAAAGTATTGCCGAAGCTTTAGTCGAATTATCGAAGTGTCATTCTAAAATTAAATTCATCAACATTATTGGCAATCATAGCCGCCTTATCGCTAATAAGCATGAATCAATTTTCAGAGAAAATCTTGAGTATCTTGTTCCATGGTTCCTTGAAGCAAGACTTAAAGACTTTGCTAATATTGAGATTGTAAAAGATGAAGATGGGATTTATGTTGAAGATATTGAAGGCGAAAAGCATGTATTTTGTCATGGAGATTTAGACCCCGTATCAACTTCCGCGAAGAACCTCCCTCAGTTATTGGGATATGTACCCTCTTATATCTATTCTGGGCATATTCATCATAATTACGAAAAAGAATTCGGTAAAACTGAGTCCATAGTGAATGGCAGTTTGATGGGCGTGGACGACTATGCCATCTCTAAGAGGTATTATGCCTCTCCAATGCAAAAATACATAGTTCTAGACGGTTCGAAGATTGAATGTACATATAAGATTCGAGTTTAAACTGAATATATCCATGGGGAGATTCTGCCTTAAGGATCTTTAAACAGGCCCCCACTCCCTCCTACCCCATGGTTCTTAATTTATATATGAAATGGGAGTTTTATTAAAAGTGTTCTTCTATAAAGAAGGTGAGTAATTGGTAATTAAAAAGCAACAAGAACAAAAGGAACCTGATCTCAAAATCAAGTGTTTGAACTGTAAAAAATTCAAAGTTCCAAGTTTATTTTATATGAATACAAATGAATTATTTAGTTCAGATAAATTTGAAGTCTGTAAAGATTGTCTACAGAGTCAGATTGGTAAAAAAGATTCAGAAGGCTACCTTGAAAGAACCGTGCAAGTCCTAGCAACAATGGATAAGCCGTTCCTTCAGGAAACCTGGGATACATCTGGCGCAGATTGGTCCAAATATATTACACAAGTATCTTCATTAAAGCAAAACAAAGGAAAGAAATTTGCAGATAGTGTCTTTAAAACATCTAACTCTTTTCAATTTAACTACCTCGAATCCCTTGATAAAGAATTTGAGACTTCGGAAGAAGAGCTCTTACATCTTCAAATGAAGTGGGGTAAAAAAGGTTTTGAATTTGAGGATTACATGTTCTTAGAGAATGAATATCACACATGGATCAATTCGTATGAATGTGACTCTTACGCAATGGAGATGTTGTTCCAGGAGATTTCCCATAAGCGCCTTGAGATAAAGAAACTTAGGGAGTATGGAAAGCCCACTGACAAAGAAATGAAGACACTTCAAGATCTGTTGGGATCATCAAATATTAAACCTGTTCAGGAGACTGGTGCAAATGCGACCGAACAAGCTACTTTTGGAACTCTTATAAAGAAATATGAGAACGAAAGACCAATTCCTGAGCCCGATGAAGCCTGGAAAGATGTTGACGGAATCAAATATTATATCCAAGTTTGGTTTTTTGGTCATCTTTGTAAAATGCTTAATATCAATAATGACTACTCCAAAATGTACGAGGAAGAATTAAGCAAACACACTGTCGATGCTCCTGATTATGCTGTCGATGTTGAAGACGGTACATTATGAGTGGATATTCTAACTTCCAAGTCTCTAGAAACAAAGAACACAAGGGCAACAACATATTTAACAAGGGTAGAAACTTTAATAAGGGTACTGACAAGAGTGAAAAGTTAATGACTGGTATAGGCGTTTGGGCTAGTTATTATCGTGCAAACCCTCATCGCTTTGCCAGTGAATACTTAGGGATAACCTTAAAGATATTTCAGGTAATTCTGATCTATATGATGAATTACTCTAACTATTTTATGTACTTAGCTTCGAGAGGCCAAGGGAAGACTTGGTTAACTGCTGTATACTGCTGTATTCGTTGCATTCTTTGGCCTGAGACGAAGATAGTCGTTGCATCAGGTAATATGAAGCAAGCACGAGAAGTCATTGAAAAAATAGATGATATCAAAAAGAATTCTCCAAACCTAGCACGAGAAATAAGTGATTTGTCTACCTCTGCTAATGATCCAAAGGTTGATTTCCACAATGGTAGCTGGATTAAGGTAGTTGCATCGAATGATGGAGCTAGAAGTAAAAGAGCAAACTGTATCATAGTTGATGAGTTTCGCATGGTTGACTTAGATATCATTAATAAAGTGCTTAGAAAGTTCCTCACAGCTCCCCGACAGCCAAAATTCTTAAACAATCCTAAATATTCACATCTCCAGGAAAGAAACAAAGAAATATACCTCTCTTCTGCTTGGTATCAGTTCCACTGGTCATGGGCAAAATTAAAAGCCTACGTCAAAGCGATGACAACAGGTAAGAATTACTTTATATGTGGACTCCCCTATCAACTCGCAGTTAAAGAAAATTTGCTAATGAAAGAACAAGTCCTTGATGAAATGTCCGAAGATGACTTCGATGAAATCGCGTTTGGAATAGAAATGGGTTGTTTATTTTTTGGCGAGTCAGAAAAGGCTTTCTATAAATACGAAGACCTTGAGAAAAATAGAAAGATATATCAAGCGGTTTATCCTAAGTCATATTACGGCCTAATAAAAGATGCTTCTTTTAAATATACACCAAAAAAAGAAGGCGAGATGCGGTTGCTCTGTTGTGATATTGCAACAATGGAGGGCAAAGAAAATGATGCCTCTGCTTATAGTATGCTTCGACTTATTCCGAATGCCAAGGGGTTAGATAGACACATCTCTTACATTGAAAGTATGACTGGTGGTCATACTGTTACTCAAGCAATTCGTATCCGTCAGCTTTATGATGATTTAGATTGTGACTACTTAGTTCTCGACACGCAAAGCGCTGGTACTGGGATATTTGATAACCTAGTTATTCCTCTGGCTGATAAAGAACGAGGAATTGAATACGAACCATGGAGTTGTATAAATGACGAAAAAATGGCAGCAAGATGCATATATTCTTCTGCTCCAAAAATCATTTATAGCATAAAAGCAGGGCAACAACTTAATAGTGATGCAGCAATCGGGCTAAGAGACAATTTAAAACGTGGGAAAGTCCGTTTACTCATCAGCGATAACGAGGGTAGAGAAAATCTAAAAAACTTAAAAGGTTATGGTTCATTACCATTGGAGTCTCAAGCTAAATTTGAGAATACATTTATCCAAACAACCTTGCTGGTAAATGAAATGATCAATCTTGAAGGCGAACGAAATGATAGTGGTCTGGTAAAACTGAAGGAGCCATCTGGGAAACGTAAAGATAGATACAGTTCAGTTTCATATGGGAATTACATCGCTTCAGAGATAGAGAGAAACATGCAAAGTGATGATGACGTTGATGATGACGATGACCTTGTTTACTATTAACCCAAGAAAGGAGACTGAATTAATTAGTGAGTAATACATCTTCCTTCTCTTCAGTCAATAAAGAAGATGATCTGGAATTGCAACTTAACTCTTATGATGAGTATCTATCAACTTATGTTGAAGGGTTTATGAGTAATCTTTTCTCTCAAGGAATTATTGATAGTATTGATTCCAAAAAGATTAAGAAGTATTTATCAAATCCAGATAAATATCAAAAAGAAATAGAAAAAATAGTGCAGTATTTCTATATTGCAAACGCTGAACTATTTCAACTTTTTGAAATGGTGAAAATCCTTCCTTCGCTCAATTATAAGATCAATGCATTCGATAAGACTACGAATTACGAAAAAAATCTAGCGATTTGCGATAAGATCTTATTTCAGGTCAAACATAAAACTTTAACAAGAGATATGCTATCTCAACAAATCACTGCCGGAACACTGATTGGAATCTGGCTAGGGAAAAAGAAAAATTATTATCCTTATATATTTGATGATTTAAAGTTAGTATTTCCTGCCTACAGAAAAAACGGCGAATGGGTAGCAGTTGTTGATTTGTCTTGGTTTGAAAAGATGAACGAAGCAGAACGATTAAGTCAGTTCTCTAATTTCGAAGGGATAATTGATCAAGCAGAGTATGAAAAATATCAAGCCGACAAGAGTAATAAACTACTAAAGTACATTGAATTGCCAACTGACAGGACTTTTGTTTTGCGCACTCACACAACTAAAAGAAACCAGAACTTAGGAGTTAGTTGGGGAACAACAGGCCTTTTTGATATCACTCACAAAGAAAAACTCAAGAACATGGAAAAGTCGGTAGCTAATAAAATCATTAATGCTTTAGCAGTACTAACTATAGGTAGCGAACAAGAAAAGGATTATTCTAGTCTAAAGCTCAAATCCTCTGTAAAGAAAAAAGTTCATAGTGGTGTTAAAGAAGCATTAGAAAAGAACGATTCCAATGGCGTTACAGTTATTGCTATCCCAGAATTCGCAAAATTAACCTTCCCCGATATGAATTCCGATGCTCTTGACCCCGATAAATTCAATTCCGTCAATCAAGACATTCAATCTGCTTATGGCCTATCCTCTGCCCTAATGAACGGTAGCGGCAGTACTTTTGCGTCCGCCAAACTCAATCTGGAAACCCTCTACAAACGTATAGGTGTCCTTTTGGAAGAAATTGAACGTGATGTGTATGGCAAGCTCTTCAATTTGATTCTTACAAATAAAGATAAAGATAACTATGTTATGGAATATGATAAGACGATGCCAATTTCTGGCGAGAAACGTTTGGAATCATTGCATAAACTTCACTCTGAAGGATTTTCCGTCAAGGCTATCGTTGACTCTCTTGAAGGTGTTCATTTCGAGGATTATATTAACCAATCCGTATATGAAATCGACAAAATGAAGCTACAAGAGAAAATAAAACCCTATTTATCAAGCTATACAAGCAGCAGTTCAGATTCATCTTCGGGAAGAAATGAAATCGAAACAAATGACGTTGAGTCCGAAAATACTATCAAGTCTAAGGCCTCTAACGGGAATGGGAACCCTGATACGTAAAGGAGGTGATAAATATAAAACGCTTAGGCTACAATTTTATCCTTAATAGTTTTGAGAGCAGCAATGACCCTACCGTTTTAAAAGCAACCTATATTATCTTAGACTTTGAAAAGTCTTGGAATAATGCAATTGTAACTAAAGACATCGGTTTGGAACTGTGTGAAACAATAATCAATAAACCAATTGTTGCCAACTACATACCAGTCACTGAGATAAACACCAGCACTGACAACTTTACCGGACATGAAGCAACACTTGAGAAAAACAAGCATGGCAAAGATATAGTTAAAACAAATACTATTCCCATTGGTGTATTCACAACGAAGGGATATTTATTAACTTTAGACATTGACGGTGAAGAAAAAGAAGTAATAGCTGCCGATGCAATATTATGGAAATCTCGCTTTAGTGATGCATGTGAACTGTTGGTTGAATGGTTTAATAGAGGGATTAAAATTAATACCAGTTGTGAATTTTTATACTCCAACTTCAATGTTCAAGATGGAATAGAGTATATTAACTCTCCTGTATATTTTGATGGTCACTGTCACTTAGCAAGCGAAAATCGAGGTCAGCAAGGTGTGGTTCTCCCTGCATATGATTCCTCGCAGTTGATTAGTCTCAATGACAGAGAGCATTTTAACTTGCTTATTACTGAAGCACTGTATGAGCAAAAAAATAATCGAATCGATGAAGGTGAAAAAGTGAAATATAAAAAGATGTTTGAATTATCGCATGACGACATTCGTTCTCAGATTTATCAAGTTCTGGACCCTACACTTCCAGAAGAATCTTATACATATATCTATGAGGTATATGATAATCATTTTGTCGTTGAGATTTATGAGTCAAATTCATATAAGACCTATGATTATACATACTCAAAAGGTGAAGATAATATTTCTATTGACTTTGACAGTAAGACAGAGGTGAAAGAAAAAAGAGAATGGGTTGCGGTAAACAATCAAATTCAAGGTAAGTTAAGTGAACTGGAAACAAAACATGAGGAACTTAAGAAGGTTCTTTCAGAAAAAGAAAGCTCACTTATCGATGCAACTTTAGAAAATGAAAAGGTACAGAAGGAATTGGCTTCATTGGAATCCTCTCTGAATGAATCAAAAGAAGCATTGACTAAAAATCAAACTAAATACAATGACAATCAAAAAGAAGTAGATGATTTGAGTCTGCAACTTAATGAATTAAAAGTTTTCAAAACTAAATATGAAGAAGAAGTATATAAGAAGGTTCTGAATGAACAGCAAGAATTTTATTTGGCAAAATTCAATGCTTTTTCTGCTTTAGAGAAATTTAATTCTGAAGAAGTCCAAGGTCTGATTGCACTTTGTGCTAAAAATGATGATTCTTCTGAGAATGCAAAATTACGATTGAATAGTATTGTTGTTGATCTAGTACCAAGTATTAGCCAAAAAAATAATATTACTCCCGAGTCTTTCATTCGGGAATACTCTTCGCGCACCGAGAATCTTCTTCCTGATGAGACTGATTTTGATAGTAAATATAAATAAACACTTGAAAGGTGATAAAAATGGCAACTCAAAAATTTAATGCACTAACAACTCCAGTACTTCATGAAGTAGGCATGATTTCTTCATGGAAAGTACGCGATATTGCGAATGGAGCCAAAGTAGCTTCTACCCCTATTGACAATTTCACTATGGTCGAACTTAGTTTTGATTCTGAAGGTGAACGCATTTGTACGCAATTGTCTGCTGTGACTAATAAACAATACCTAATCGCAGCAGTTGAACGAAGATACCTTGGCGAAAGTTTAGCTGAATATTTCAATGCGGTAGGCGAACGTGCTCGAATCGTCATTCCTGAAACGGGACTGCGCTTTGAAACTTCTGCATTTTCTCTCAATTCCACATTGACTGAAATGGCAGTTGGTAATGTTGCACACTTTGACCCAGCTACTAAGAAATATATTGTCTCAGCGGCTTCTGCACCCCACTCTGGCTATGCAACTTCAACCACCAAATTCACTGTAGTGCGGACAGTTGAAGATTCTGATTACAGCCTTGGTAAAGATACTGTTCGTTTGGAAGTTCAATAAATTAAAACCACAATTTAAAGGAGAATTTAAATGCGTTACGATAACAACAAACTTAAAGCACTATTTAGCAGGATTGTCGATGTAAAGACTACCACTGTCGATGATACAGCGGATATTAAAGCATATTGTGAAAAAGTATTCGGTGACGGCTCTAAAACGCCTGATCCGTCAATGCTACACCAATTCAACAATCTGATTGTTGAAGAAGCAGATAAAATTGCAAAACCAAAAGCAACGAAAGTTATTGAACTGCTGGCAAAGATGACACCTCGAAATCGAGGCGATATATATCAATACAATATCCCACAGGATCGCAAGGCAAAGGTTGTATGGTCTGCACTGGGAACAGGAGTGGACTTGACTCGCGTTGATGGTAAAAAGTCCAAAGTAGCTACTCCACAGGTATTCCAAACAGGCTTTAGTTACGATCCACTTGATCTTGTTACAGATTCGGTTGAAAACTTCCGGAAATTGATCGAAGACATCAGCGATGCAAAGATTCGCCTTTACATGGAGCAAATCTCCAAACTTTTCCGAGCTGCAATTACTTCTGGTGTTGTTCCAGCCGCAAATGTTAAAACCGGAAACAATGTTGCTCTTGCAGATTATAACAAAGTAGCCTCAACTCTACAGCGCTATGGTGGCCGCCCATTGTTTGTGGCAGATACACTCTTGATTGATTATTTTGCTCTTCAGCAAACCACAGGAGCTGCTAAGGACTTGCTTACAGATGAACTTCGCGATGAGTTGCGTACCGCTTTGAATCCAACCTCTATTGGTCGTACAACTGCGGTTAACTTGGTTAATCCATTCACTGATGAGACAAACAGTAAAGTCGAACTTCCAGTTAATGAGGGGTATATGCTTGCTGGAGGCGTTTCTCAGAAACCTTTCATCGTTGTCGAATATGGTGGAATGCGCCAGTTTACCGAACAAGATGCTAGTGATGAGCGAGTAAAGATTAAACTAGTTCAAGAAGCAGCCATTGAACTTTTGTACGGTGAGGCAATCGGATATATCCGTGAAGATGCAGCAGTAACTTTGTAATATAAATCTAATAAAGAGAGAGGTCTTCCTCTCTCTTTATTTAAAAAGGGAGTAATAAGTAATGGAGAATTCAATGATTAAAATCGCAAGATATCGGAATACTCCTTATATCTTTAATTTCATCACTAATGGTGGAAGTAAAAGGTATGAGTGGGCAGGCAGTAAGGGAGACAAATACGATGTTAAGACTTTACCAATTGAAGCAGTTGATTGGTTGCTTATGAATAGTGTCTGTTTTAAAAATGGTGAACTTGTTATAGTCGAAGATTCCGATGATTCTAAAGAACTCACTAGTAATCTTGGTGGAGACTTGGAAGACTATGTGAGCAATACTCATTCAAGAACTGAGATTATTGATTTGCTGGAAGGCACTTATCTTAAGATGAAAAGTGAATTTGAAAAAATCAATTCAGCATCTGAGAAGAAATTCGTTGTCGATATCGCCAAAGAATTAAGTGCCGATCTGACTGGTGGAAAACTTAAATTCATCTCTGAATGGATCAATATCCCTCAAGATATTCTTTTTGATTAACTGATCGGAGAACCTCATGACTTCCTATGATGAAATATATGAAGAGTTTCTTAGTAGATGTAAAGTAGACGACATAGACCTCCCAAATACCAATGAAAGGATTTACGCATTCATTAAAACTGCTGTGCGAGATTACAATAATAGACTGAGAACATCTATTGTTTGTAATGATGAAAGTGAACTTGTAAACAAGACTCTTGATGACGATGAAATTCTGATCCTCTCTCATTTCCTACGCCTCAACTTCTTAAAGAATCAGCTAATTTACTTTTCATCTACATGGCAACCATTTGCTAAAGATATAGGTCTAAAGAATTTTCAAGCTCAATTAAAATCACAAGAATTGCTCGTGGCAACAGAAAAAGATGAAATTGATTCAATTATCATTAATACATTGGATGATTTTCTCTAAGTAAGATTTAAATCCGCTGGACAACAAGGTGATTAATGAAAAATTTTAAGAATTACCATACAAGTCAATCAGATAAAATTATTCATGATGCGCAAAAGTTGCTGAGCTATCAGATTAACTATGGTTTTGATTCTGAAGATGCAATTGTCAATGGAAGAAATATAAAGGTTCTAATGAATGATAAAACCTCTTCATCAGAGACCCTAAAGTATATTACTGATGAATTTAATACTTTATCAAACGGAGATATTTTGGAGCTGCCGAACCGACAACGTTGGATAATTACTTCTTATGATACTGAGAATAAATTGACTAAGAAATGGGTATCTAAACTATGTAATATTGACTTGAAATGGATTGATGGATTAGGTGAGGTAGAATCACATCCAGCAGTCTTATCGTCCAATAATTCAAATATTAATATCTCAGAGGGAAATGTAATGTCTTTGCCTGATGGGAATAGAAGAGTACTAGTGCAAAGGAATAATTCTACACTATCTCTTAAAAGAGACAAGAGGTTCATTATTGGTAAAGAAGCATTCAAGGTTACTGATGTTGACTATGTTAGCACTGATGGAATTGTTCATTTAACATTGAACTCTTCGGCTGATTTGAACCCATCTAGAGATAATCTAGAATTAGAGATTGCAGATTATTATGGCAGTATTGCTGATTATAAAATAGCTATCAACAATGGTTCATTTGTAACGATTGCTGATGACCAATCACTACAGCTAAATGTGGTTGTTACAAATAACAATTCCCCTCTTTTCTCTCCCTCCTTATCGTATGCCTCAAGTGACGAATTAATTGCTAAGGTATCACTTGATGGAATAATCACCCCCATCACCTCGGGTATGGCTATTATTACAGTTACATACAAAAATGTTTCTGCGCAGATTGAAGTTAGTATTACTGACTCAACCGCTTTTAGTTACACTTGTGAAATCATTGGTTCGAACGAAATCAAGGTTGGCAGAACTCAATCCTATACTGCTAAATTCTACAGAAATGGCATTGAGTATCCCGATAAAAGTAGATTTTTATTAACTTCTGATGATGGTGTCTCTCCTACTAAATTGGCGAGTGTATCTGTTCAAGACGAAGAAATGAACACCTGCAGTATCGTAGCTGGTAACTCCATCGGGTATGTTTATTTGCATGTTAGAAATGATAATGGATTATCCGAATCCAGAATCAGAATAAGAATTAAACCATTATATTAAGGAGCGTGAAAAATGAGTCAAGCTATTGTTCGTTTTGGCGAACTCAAAGTAGATACATTTGTTCAAGGTTTGGTTAATAACTGGCTAATTTATAGCCCTCTTCCTTACTCTAAGCAGCACTCAAGCGGCCTAGACGGAGATGTTGTAATTGGTGCAACTCCCACTCAAGAGATCATTGATGCCGATCTGGATGTGGCAATTGATCCACAGTTTACCTATGTCTACAGTATTGCTACAGACAATAAACTAAAGCTTGCTTTTGATAAAACAAAGCATCCTGATAAGGGAAGCGCTCTAGAGGCATTGAAATGTATTAGCATTACATATGAATTAGGACATCTTACTCCTAATGGCGGATTGTATGTTGCAATTTTCCGTAACTCCTTGGGCGAAGAAATTCACCGAACCACACCTATGTCTCTCACCCAGGTCACTACTGTAATTTCAACGTTTAATGATACTCGTCAGATTGACACAGGTGGATATTTGAGATGTGAGGTTGTTCCAGATTTTGTAGTAAGCTGAGGTGATTTACTTTGTCGTTCCTAGAAGAAATAACAGAATACAAAAAAACTGTGATTAAAAGATTATTGTCCGACCAGAATTTGTGTAAAGCTGTCTTTTATGGACACAAAGACTTTCTTGCTCAGGATGATATCAATAATACAGACGAACTCGTTTACAAAAACATTTATCCACATCGTTTTATCCCCGATACATCAGACACCGCAAAAACATACATAACCATTTCCTGCACTGATTATAGACCATCAGGAACTAGCTTTAAAAATGGAATTCTTGGTATTTACATGTTCACAGATAAAAACAACTTCAAGACTGACTATGGATACACACGTATGGACTATATTTTGAGTAGGGTTGAAGAGTTGATGAATTCTCAACGAGGTATTGGCATTGGTGAACTGAATTTCAATTCATTGAACGAGTATGTTGTAAATGAAAAATTCCAGGGATATGCGTTGACATATAGGCCAGTGGATTTTAACTGATGATTGAAATTGATGAAAGTATTGAACTTAAGTTTTTACTGGGTCAATCTGTAAGTCTGAATGGCATCAAGGTTTCATCACCATTGTTAAAACATGTTGTATCTATTGGCTATGATAAATATAATCATGCTCTATCTTCTCTTCTTTTTGATAAGAATAGACACCCCGAATTAAAAAATCTCAAAGAAACAAATTTTGAAATATTAATTCATTTCTTTTCACATGATGACAGCTTTAGAAATGCCATAGAATTAGGCTCTCGTTTGGTTTTTGAAAATGATATCTCTGCTGGAATTTCAGGTGAAATTCCCCATTTAAAAGTAGGAGATAACATTATTACCCCTGAGATATTTCCTGATGTACAAAGTTTAATCAAAATTGCCAACAAGATTCCAGATACGTCAACACAAGAGGAATTTAACCCTGCTAATTCTAAGGCTAGAGAATTCATTGAGAAAATCAAAGGTGATAGAGCAAAAAAACCTCAGAAAAAGCCAGCCAGCAATTTGCACAGTTTAATATCTGGTCTCTCCTGGAAATCACACAACATCTCTATTCTTGATATTGATAAACTAACGATATATCAGTTATATGATGGATATTACCGAATGGAAAATATCGACCATTATAACAATATCATGACAGGAATATATACTGGGAATGTTGACTCAACGAAAATAAAAATCCAAGAAAACACTTGGACAAAAATAATTATATAACGGAGGAAATTTTAAATGACAGTTACAAATCGTTGGGCGATCCGAGATGTTGCTACTGCATCATTCTTTGATCAGGTCACGAAGAAACTCAAAGCTAGACTAGATACATTGAAGCAATCTGGTCTAGAAAATACGTCCGATACCGTTTACACTCAAGGCGGCAGCGGGAACCCAAAAACTGTTGGTTTTTCTGGGAATAGAGCAGCGAAGTTTACGCTTCAAGATGCTCATTTTACTAATGAATTGATTGCAATGTTGCTTGGAACGGAAGTCATTACGGCAGCAACTCCAGTAAGAACAAATGACACTCTAACTGTTGCAAGTGGGGCTGTAACTTTACAACATACGCCTGTTAGCGCTGGCAAACTAATCAGTGTAAATAAGTATCTTCCTGATGGCACCATTGGTGAGAGTTTTGACTTTAAAGTATCTAACCCATCTACCGGAGAATATAGCGTAACTGGAAAGACTGTCACATTTGCATCAGGTGACATTGTTGATGACGAAAAAGTTATCGTATATTACAACACTATGTCTGGTCCAGATACAAAAGGGATTAGGGCACAAACAGATAGATTTGCTGGAAGTTACGAGCTTGTGCTTGATGTTCTGGTGCGCGACATTTTGACGAAAAAGGATTATGCCGCTCAGATTACAATTCCTTCAGCAAAGATTGAAGACAATTGGAGCATGGCAATGGCACCAGATGGTGATCCAGCTGTACAAGATATTGCAATGGAAGCTCTAGCAGTTCCAGGCTCCAAAGATTTGTATACAATGTACATTTTTGATGAAGCAGATTTCACATAATGAATGGCATATATGCGGTTAGGATAATATGCCTAACCGCATTTTTTTACTTTTTACAAGGAGAATAATATGACATTGCCGACCTTAACAATTGCAGCGCCTATTAGAAATAGGGATTTTATCCTCAATCAATATCTTGAACACATTCTCAATATTGATTATCCGAAAAATAAAATTAATCTCTTCTTTATACTCAACGATTCAACTGATCAAAGCGAGTCAATTTTAAAACAATTCAAAGTCCACTATCACGCTCAATATAATCGAATCACCATCGAAACCTACAACCGAAATGTCCCTCCTGATACTCGCACCACAGATATCAGAAATAAGCATATATACAATCATTTGAGTATATTAAAGAATTACATTATGCGTAAAGTTAAGACCGAAAAACTACTCTTTATCGACTCTGATATTTTAGTACCCAATAGTGTAATTAATAATCTGCTTAAATCAGAAAAAGATATTATTTCGGGATTAATATACAACGGGTATTTAGTTGATCCAGAATATCCGTATCGATACCCCAATGTAATGAGACTTAATGAGCGAAATACTTATGAGCATATAACTAATAGAAGCATTAGGAATGCTGCATATAATAAACATCAAAATCTAATTAAAGTAGATCTTACAGGTGCAGTATGGATGCTTGATAAGGCAGTCTATAAGAAGATTAAATTTGGGTATCATCCTCAAGGCGAAGATGCTTATTTCTGTGCAATGGCTCAACATAATGGATTTGAACTTTGGTGTGACACAGGTACATTCTGTTCACATGTAATGAGTAATAATTAATCGCAGGGAGAAAAAAATGAAAGAAAAAAGGAAGATAGTATTATATCCACCCACCCTTAACTGGTCGTTCTTGAAGCAAACTCCACAACAAATATCAGAGAAATTTGCTGATAACGGTTATGATGTTATATTCTGCAACAATACTCAATCAGATTTACCTTATGAGGAGGTTTACCCTCATGTGTATGTATACCATAACTTTCAAGAGGTATTGAATAAGATAAAACATAATCAAATTAAAGTAGATATTTTTTATTACACATGGGCAAAATCAGCCGAATTTGCTAATCAAATTAAAGCCAAAGTTAATATTTATAATAGAGTTGATGAGTTTCCAGACTGGGCTCCTTTTGAGAAACAAGCCATGGAATCAGCCAATATTATCTTTACTACTAGTAAATTGATTTATGACAATACTCATGAGTCAAAGCCTACATACCTGATAAGAAATGCATGTCCTCAATCATATATTGATAAAACATCTGAAGTACCGAAAGAGTATAAGGATTTAAAAAAGCCAATTATTTTGTTTTCGGGCGCGATAGGTTCCTGGATTTCAACAAGTCTTCTCAAAAAAGTTGCTGATAAATATACAACTGTATTTGTTGGAAAAGAGTTTGGTAAAGAGTGTCCGAGAAACGTAATAAATCTCGGTGTTAAAACTCACAAGGAACTGCACTCATATTATGAACACGCAAATGTATCGTTGATTCCATTCAACACTCAAAATGGTATAACACAGTCCTCATGCCCATTGAAGCTGTTTGAAGCAATGGCGGCTGGAACTCTGTCTGTTGCAACCAAATGGCACGAAACCGATATTTACCCAGATGCAGTTTTAACTGCAGATACAGATGAGGAGTTTCTTAGTCAAGTAGACATTGCAGTTAAGATGTCGATGACTGATCCTGATCACATCAAAAAAATAACCAAGAATGTAGCTTCTAACAACACCTGGGATGATCGTTTTAAACAAATCAACGATGCAATTGAAGAGTATTGTGTTTCTCTGGAAGGTGTTTCTAATTGAACAGAAAGATAAAGGTGCTTTTTACTAATAATTCGATGTTGATTAAAAATGGTCTAGCAGCAGGATTTATAAATCTTGGACATGAAGTGTTCATTATGGATGGCGAACATCGGCTGTGGGATAAATCTAAGGAACAGCAAGTTGAACTTTTCAAACGAGACGTTGAGGAATTCAGACCTTCCCTTGTTTTTTCAGAGTGTTTTGCCAACTTTTCTGAAGGGCTGTTTAATCATACAAGAGAAAAAGGAATTCCCCATTTCTTCTGGAGTATCGAGGACACTCCTCATGACCACTGGATTGGTGACTATTGGTCTGACTATGCCGACTACATATTCACGACTACAGCAGAGTGCTTACCTAACTATTGGAATAAAGGAAAGCAAGCAGAACTAATGTTATTTGGTTGCAATCCCTCCTTCCATAAATCAGCATTTTCCGAAGTTAACAAAGATATAGTTTTAGTTGCTAATAACTATGAGCGCAGATTTCAGCAAACTAAAGAGTTTATAATGCCTGTGGTGAATAGTAACTACAATATCGAGATATATGGTAATGAGTGGTGGATTGATTCTTCAAAAGAAGTTAACTTATGCAATCGTGAGATATACAAAGGTTATATGGCGTACGAAAATCTTCCTCTCCTCTACTCCTCTTCTAAGATAGCATTAGGTCAAAACTTAAATGGAGATTCTGTAACTCAGTCTTCTATGCGCATGGTAGAGGTAATGGGAATCGGAGGAGCGTTACTTATTTCTCCGTACACCAAGGCTCAAGAATTTCTTTTCAACGATCACATCTATCTCCCTAAATCGGGGCAGGAAATGCTTGATATGATTGATGAGATTTTAGGAATGACGAAAAATCAAAGACAATTAAGGGCTAAAAAGGCACAGAAATATGTATACAAATATCATAATTATGACTTGAGAGCAGCCAGAGTAATTGAGGTGTTCCACGGTCAATAAAATCATTCGGGAGTGATTTAATTGAAATTAACTGCAGCTAAAATTAACAAGCTTAATAAGAGTTTAGATGAGAAGCGTAAGATTTATATCCTTGAAGATAACGATGAAGTCATCATCAACATCAAGTTTAAAGAGACAGTTATTAATCGTATCGTAATGGAGTATCTTACGGTTTTGCAGCGAGTCAGTACATCAGATCAATTGGACAATGATTTAGTGATTGGCTCTATCGGATTGCTCAACCTATTTATTCTGCGTGAATTTTCGGATGTTCCTATGATTCCTAAAAATTCAGAAGACTTGCAGAAGAACATTGATGTTGTAGATGCACTCTACAATGTTGGAATCATGGATGCAGTACTGGAACAGTTTGATACAAATGAAAAACAGAAAGTCTATGACAAGCTTAATAAGGTAAGTGCTGAATCTGGAAAGTTTTTAGGTGAGGCGGCTCTCAAAGAAACATTTTCCTCTCTAGAGGAGAAAGATGAAGATGGACTTTAAAAACTTCAAGGACTTAGAGAAATACTTAAATAAGCAGATTGCACAATCTCTTAAAAATGATGTTGGCAATGGAATTGCCAGAGAAAGATTAAAAGAGAATATCCAGTCTGAGGTTTATGACAAATATGATCCAGTTATCTATGAACGTCAAGGTGAGCATGGTGGTTTAATTGATGATGCTAATATTCTCGTAGATATGGTTGATTCAAATACAGTTTCCATTGAATCGCATAGAATGGATGATGGCCGCAATGTCGGTGTTGTCGTTGAAACTGGTGTTGGATACAATCCTGAGTGGCCTTTTCCCTATACTAATAAGGGAAGACCGTTTGCGGAAGTGACCAGGGATGAGTTGATGAATGATGGTAGCGTTGAGCATGCATTAATGAATGGTTTGAAGAAACAAGGATTGGATGTTCAGAGATAAATAGTCAATGAAAGAGTTATTTTATCAGAAAGGAGTTGATAACTATAGCCAGTGATATTTCTGAAGCAGAGTTAGAAAATATTATAAACAATTTTGTTAAAGTAAATGGAGAATCACCCTCGACTCGCAGACTTAAGACGGAGAACCCCGATATCCCCACAAAACATGAATTCTATCTCAAAAAGTTTGGTAAAACGCTTCGCCAAATAATCGATGATACAACAAGTTTAAAATTTAATAGAAAACCACAAAAATACACGGTTGAAAATTTACTCTCAATATATTTTCATTATAGAGAAATTGACAAAACTCCAAGCCTTTTCAATTTCCGCTTACATCTAAACAAAATATCTGGACCATCGATAACCACTTACATAAATAGGTTTAAGAGCATAGAAAATATAGATAAAATGTATGGACACACAAATCTTTCAAAGGAAGATGTACTAATTAATCATTTAAAGAAATTCGTTAATGAATTTGGTAGACAACCAATTCAAAAGGATTTTGAAGGGCTACAGGGGTATCCTTCAAGAAGAACATTCACTAATTATTTCCCTACATTTGATGATGCTTTGAGAGCTGCAGGATTTGATATACCTCGCAAAATTACATACACCAAAGAAATACTTCTGGCTGAAATACACAGATTTGTTACAGAGCATAAAAGACAACCATCCATTAAAGATATGGATTCTTTCGATGGTTATCCAGGTAAAAGACATTTTGAAAAATCATTTGGATCTTGGAACAACGCAATTAAAGCTGCGGGATTAAAAGAGCATGTCAGCAGTTATTCCGACGAAGAGTTAAAAGATAGGTTTATGAATTTCGTACGATTAAACGGACGACCTCCAAAACTTCATGAGTTCAACAATAACCCTGACTATCCATCCTTTTGGTGTTTTCAAAATAGATATGGATCATGGAATAAAACCCTTATCACTTATGGATTTGATGTCAGCGTTGGCAATTCCGGTTCGCATCATGAATTTGACAATGGAGAACTTTGTAAGAGTCATTATGAGTTCGATGTCTCCAATTGGTTGCGTAAAAATAAAATATCTTATCTCAGAAACGTATTATACTCTGAATGGATTCAAGACTATGAAGGCAAGAAAGATTGTGATTATTTAATCTTACATAATGGAGAAATAATTTGGCTAGAAATTGCAGGTCTTTATCCATACCGCGAAAAAAGTAGCAATATGGAACTAGATTATAAAAAGAGGTTTGATCATAAACTTAATAATCTCTTGAGTAATTTTAATTACAAGGTTCTATATCCGCGAGATTTTAAAGAAAAAACCTTGAATGAGATGTTTTCTTTTTTATTCGAAATTAAACGTCCTTACTGGCTGACCTATGAAGAAATCTATTGTGGTGTTGGTGAGGAATTTGAAGTAAGAGAACTTGAATTTATAAAGTAGAAAGTGTGGTTTGATGAGCAGAGCAACATTTAAGAAAATCATTACAAGTAATGAATTAACCAAAGAAATTAATCCCGAAAACACCAAAATGATTAATCGATTTCTTAAAGATAAAAATATGAAATGTTCAGACGGAACAATTAACGGATATAAGAGCGACTTAAACATTTTCTTTACTTGGAACCTTCTTAATAACGATAATAAGTTCTTTGTTGACATCAGAAAGATTGAATTCTCCGATTTCTTCAGTTACGCCATTGAGGAATTAAAATGGAGTCCTAAACGGTTTGGCAGAATGAAATCATGTTTGAGCAGTTTCTCCAACTTTATTGAGAATTATTTTGACGATGTTTACCCCACGTTTCGCAACGTCATACTCAAATCAATTGATAATCTCATGAATAATCCAGTCAGAGAGAAGACTATTTTGCTTGAAGAACAAGTGGATGCCCTACTCAATCATTTAACTAATGATTTGAAAAAACCACAAGAAGCCTGTTTACTTGCTTTGGCTGCAAACAGTGGCGCAAGAGCATCCGAACTATTGAGATTCACTACAAAGTTGATTGATGAAAAAAATACTGCTTTCGACGATATGTTCTTGGAGACAACCAAAATGATAAAAACTAAGGGCTTCGGCAAGCAAGGAAAGCCTTTGCATAAATACATATATAAAGAGAAGTTTTGGCCTCATTACCAGAATTGGCTGAATGAACGTGAAATGATTATGAAAGAAAACAATAAAGATCATGATTATATCTTTATAAAATCTAATGGTGAACCCGCAGAGCTTGGGACAATTAGAAGTTGGAGTGACAAATGGGAAAAGTTCCTTGGGGTTGACTTCTACTTTCACTCGCTTCGTCACTATATAGTAACGAACTTAACTAGAATTGGGCTAGAGTCAGATTTCATTATTGAACTTATGGGCTGGTCTTCCTCCGATATGTTTAAAATCTATAATGATTTGACAGCAAAAGACCGCAAGTGGAAGGGTTTGGGGAAATTGAAGGAACATGCTAACAAAGATGAATTGGAGGAATCTACAATTAATGAAAGCTAAAATTCAAGGAATTAAAGTTGAAGGAACACCTCATGAAATTGCAATGCTTAAATCTATTTTTGATCAAAGTCCCAATCAAGCGTCCCCTACTACACCCCCTTCTTATGTACCATTTTGGGAAGTAAATAAGGTTACTTGTGACAGCGGAAGCTCAATCACCATAAATACTTGCGTCACCTCCCTCCCTTCAATCGATAAAGATCTAATCGTAAAAGCATTATCTGATCGCATTAAAAATCATAGCACACTTAGTTGGTAGTACCACATAAAACTATCCTTTTATCAAAATAAAAATACATAACTTAATTTAATCATGGGAGTGCAAATAATTGAAAATTAAAAAGTATGAACTTGAACCAATGATTTCCTTCCTCCACTCGCTCAAGCTTGAACGAACTGATTCGCGTATGAGAACGCGTTTCAAAAAGATCCTGATCGAGAAATATCAAGACTTTACCGATGAGCTTGAGGAAATTAATAGCAATTATGCAGTTAAGGATGAAAATGGTGAAGTCATTGTAGAAAATGATAAGTTGTCTTTTGAGAATAACAATGATCGGCTTAAAGAAATCCTTGAATTGTCAAATGAAGAAATCATTATCGACCAAAACGAAGAAAATAAAAAAATGCTCCTCTCAATCAAAGAATCTGTGCTTAATCGTGGCCCCTCTGAATTAGAGGGCAAAGAAGCAGACATCTACGATTCTTTGGCTGAGATTGTTGAACAAATTGAATACGAAGAACAGTAAGAAGAGATTTTGAATCTCTTCTTTTTTATTTTTCTCTTTAAATATAAAAAGGAAGTGACTCAAAAAGCATGGCAAATAATCCATTATCAATACTCATAAGCGCGAAGCTTAATTCGGGGTTAGCGCTTAGAGACCTAAATGCATCAATCAAAGCTCTAGCCAAGCATCCCTCCCTACAAAAAATCGATTTAAAAATAAGTATTGATAAATCATTTATATCAAATCTATCTTCTCTCTCTCAAAATTTAAATACGATCACATCTCAACTTCAACAACAAAGCGTTGCAAATAATAGTGTGAATAAAGGTCTCAAAGATACAACACAGTCTATTCAAGATCAGACTAAGGCTACTAATGAAGCAATTCAAGCAGAGAAAAAGTGGCAAGTTGAACGTGAGAAGACAAATAGTAAGGGTATTAAGACTGTCACATCAGGAAATAACGTTGATAACTCAAAACAAACAGTTACCTATCTGCCCGATGGATCAATTAAAAATATTGATAATATAAAAAATCAGTTAAAAGATATGAATGAATTGAAGTCATTGACCGAGCAGATGGCACAAGGCAGAATAGCCTCTGAAACTCGTGTTAGAGACTTCAATCGTCAAGTCAATGAAAATCAGCAAAAAGCCATTCAAGCAAATGCTGAAATTGAAAGAACTGAAATCGCTAAGACTCAACAATCTCGTAAAACATATGAAGATTGGTATCTTAAGGCCATTAAAGAGCGTGAAATACAAGATTCTAAAACTTATACAAGTTTAAATAATAAAATAGCAAATGGTCGCTCATCTTCTATTGTTGGAATACAAGATACAAAAGCTTTGGATTTACTGAATCGAAAATATTCAGAAATTAATCAAAAGGTAGCTTCCCTTCAATCATCTGGTAGACAATTAACAGATAGTGAATTAAACGGAATAAACCGAAGAATTCAAGCTTTGAATAGTCTAGCAACTAGACAGAGGACTCAAGAACGAGATGCTGCCTCACTTGCCTCCACTCAACTCCGTGCAGAGACTCAGGTAAATAATTTACTATCAAGCAGACATTTTTCAAATGATGATACGACAAAACTTCGCGGGTTGCTAACTCAATTACAACAACTTGAAGTTACTAGCAATAACTATAAGACTAGAGCGAGAGAATTAACTGATCAAATATCTAAAATGGGCTCTGAAGCTCAGAGAGTATCTATGCATGCTCAAGGATTGGGAGATAAACTAAAGCAAACATTTTCCAATATGCTAATGTACTCTGGAATTGGAAGCATTTTTTATGGTGCTATCAATGCTTTGAAATCAGGAATTCAACATATTTTTGACATCGATGCTGCCATGACCGATTTGCGAAAAGTTACTGACGAAACCACATCAACATATAATCGATTCTTGGTTACAGCCAATGAAACTGCAAATGCCATCGGTGGCGTTACTGTTGACGTTGTAAAGTCTACTACTGAGTGGGCAAGATTAGGTTACACAATACAACAAGCCCAAAGTCTTGCAAAACAGACACTCGTATATCAAAATGTTGGAGATATCAAGAGTGCTGAAGACGCTTCAAAATCATTGATATCTACCATTAAGGGATTTGGGATTGAAGTTGACAATGAAGGTAAAAATATCACCAAAATTGTTGATATTTATAATGAAGTGGGTAATAAATTTGCCATTTCGTCTGCTGGCATTGGTGAAGCACTAAGACGTAGCGCGGCCTCTCTTTCTGAAGCAGGAAATAGCATAGAGCAGTCCGTTGCTCTAGCGACTGCTGCTAACTCTACCATTCAAGATCCAGCCCGTGTAGGTCAAATGTTGAAGACAGTCAGTATGCGTCTTCGCGGTGTCTCAGATGAAGGGGAAGATTTAACCGATTTAATTCCTTCGCTTGAAAAGAAATTTGCTGCATTAGGACTTACACTCAAGAAAGATGACAATACCTTTAAAAGTACATATGATATTTTTCAAGATTTATCCTCTGTTTGGTCTGATTTATCAGATTTTCAACGTGCAGATATCCTGGAGTCTGTGGCAGGAAAACTTCAAGGTAATATTGCTGCTTCCTTGATCAACAATTTTAAAGATGCTCAAGATTCACTGAATACTGCACTTAATTCTACTGGTTCTGCAGCGAGAGAAAATGAAAAGTATATTCAATCTATTGCAGGTCGTATGAATTTATTTAAAAATGCCATCTCTGAATTTTGGAGTAAGAGTATTGAATCATCAACTGTTAAAACAATAATTAACGCACTGACCAGTGTTGTTACTCATATAGGTAGCGTTAACAAGGCTTTGTTAATTGCTGGTGCAGCCTTCATTCTTTTTAAGCAAAAGGCGATTGTTTCAGCTATTGCGTCACTATATGATTTTATTGGAGTTTTAGTCGTAACTACAATAACGACCAATGGTACTACATTGGCATTAAACCTACTTGGAAAGGCAATTACTGCTGGTTGGATTGGAGTTGCAGCTGGAACCTTTTTCATACTATATAATCTTATCAATAGTTCTAGCAAAGCAATTGAAAAACAAAATGATCTAATTGAAAAAACGGATAAAAAGTATAGTGATTTAAACGAATCTCTATCTGAGACCAGCAACTACTACAAACAAAATTATAAAGATATTTCAACCAATAATGATGTAAAAGACAGAATGTTTCAGTTGCAAAGTCAACTTATTGATTCTTTTGGTCTTGAAGCCAAGGGCCTAGATCTGGTTAATGGAAAATATGAAGATCAGATTGCTAAACTCGAAGAATTAAGCAAAAAGAAATTAGCAGATGAGCTTAAGGATAATCAGATAGTTGTTAACTCTATCAATGAAACAAGATATAGCAAGCCTCAACTTGGAGCAAAACTAATCGGAGACGGTTATTCGGTCCAAGACGGCGGCGGACAAGGAACCGACCTTAGCCTAAAAGAATATTACGAAGAACTGTTGGTTGTCCAGGATAAAATTCGCAATGGAAACACTGATATCTATGCCTCCGAAAAACTGATACCGAATACGTGGAAAGAGAAAGAATTAGCTCTAAACGCGGTATCTGATCAAATGGCAAAACTCGAACCAAGTTACAAAAAAATTCTTAATTACGAGGATTTGCAGAAAGAAAGTCAGAAGGAGCAAGAGCTTAGACTTGTAAAGCTAAATGATGAACAGAAGAAATTCTTCGATGATGTAAATAATATTGCATCAAAACAGTCATTTGAAGATTACGGCAAATATATTCAGGGTTTAGCTGGGTATGCGGAATGGTTCACTGGCGATAATGCGACGAGTTTAATCAATCAAATCGAAAAAATCCCTCAAATTAAAGCAGATCCTGATACATTAAAATCTTTTGAAAATTTGAAACAAGGCTATATTGATGCCGCAAAAGCTGCCGAAGGCGCAAGTGAAGTACTGACTATGCATGACGCACTAATCGCGCTGGATAAAGGCCTTAATGGTTCAAGTGAACAACTGAATAAGTTTGTAAAGTACATAACCACTTCAAAAGACAATGTTGATGAGCTAAATAAGGCCCAAAAAGAATTGGATGATAACGGCCAACTGTCTGCTCAAACAATCAAGGATTTAAATGATAAGTACGGAGATTTTATCAAGAAAACTGGTTTGAGCAAAGATGGTATATATAAGTATATTAAGGCTATCAAAGATCAAGAGAATACTGCAATTGGGGCAGACATTAACACAACTCAGAAAGCTATAGCAAATTCCGAAGAACGCCTCAAGCAACTCAAGAAAGAATACGATATTTTAGTAGATATATTAAATGCCAAAATTGACAATGCCACAGTCGAAGATCTAAATGCAGAAAAAATCTTTCTTCAACAAACCGCTCCGTATCGGGCAGCTCAAGAGGAATTAAGTTTATTAAAAACTAAATATAGTATTCTGACTCAAACTCAGAATGATTATAATACTATTGCTGACGATTCTAAAAGCTCAACAGATAAATTGAACGACTCCTATTCCGATACAATAGAAATTCTTACCGGACTTCAAAAACAACTTAAAAATGTTCAGAAGCTCCAGGAAGAAGAAGAAAACAAACGTAAAAGAATGCGTCAAAGTTCTAAAGAATACCAGGACTCCCTTAAGAAAACTATTGATTTGAAGAAGCAAGAACTTGCACTCCTCGAAAAGGGCTCTAAGAACCCCTCTCAACTTGTTTCAACTAAAGTAACATCTACCACAAAAACAACATCCGAGAGTTCAGTTAATACAGCAACCTCCTCCTTTATTGGATCGGGGAGCAATGGTTCTTACTCAGACATCATTAATAAATATGCTTCTACTAATAACGTAGATTCAAATCTCATCAAAGCAATCATCGCTCAAGAAAGCAGCTTCAATTCTAAAGCTACATCATCTGCAGGAGCTAAGGGTCTCATGCAACTCATGGACGGGACAGCAAGAGGACTTGGGGTAACAAATAGTTATGATCCTGACCAAAACATAGCGGGTGGCACAAAGTACTTTGCTGGATTGCTGAAAAAGTATAACGGTGATACCGAACTAGCTTTAATGGCCTACAATGGTGGTCCTGGACGTATAGATAAATGGCTTAAGTCGGGTAAGGATATTTCTGCGCTCCCCAAAGAAACCCAACAATACGCCTCCAAGGTTCTTGGTTATTACAACTCCTATAATGGTTCTTCTTCTTCGCCTATCTCTTCTTCATCCAATGGTAAAACTAAAACAATCAATAAATCTGAAAATGCTACTGTTGAAGTTAAGACCGATGGGCCAACAGCTAAGGAAATTGCAGATGCAGCCGATAAAAACAGACAAGATATTCTTAATACTCAAAATGAAATTTATGATGCACAAGTTAAATATCTTGAAGAAATAAAGTACTTAGCAGATTTACAAGTTGAAGAACAAGAACGTCTTATAGCAGCATCACAGAAGAGACAAGAAAAGCTTGATCCCACCAGCAAGGAATTTCAGAAGGAAAATCAGGTTCAGGTTAATATTCGATCTAAAATTCAAGGTATTAAAAACCAAGAATCATTAGATCTACAAAAAGCTATTAAAGAATATGGCATTGAATCTGACGAATACGACGAGTTGATTAAACAACTTCAAACAGAACGCATGGACTTGCAATCTGGGAAGTATCAGAAACTTGTCGAGAATATTAACATTGGAATCGAGGCAACTAAAGAAGGCATTTCTGAACTAGATCGTCAGTTATCTCTTTCAGAACAGGCGATGAGTCAGTTGGTTGAGGGAACTCCTGAGTATAATCAGGAATTAAATAAGCAACTTGATCTCAAAAAGAAGCAAAAAGAGCAGAATACGCAACTTGTTTCCTCAATTCAGAATCTTATTAAGAGCGAAGCATTAGACACAGCGACCAAGAAGAATTTGAAGTCTGTCCTTGATGATCTATTGTCGACTGATTATACAACTCAAATCAAAGAACTCAATAATGTCCTTGTGAACTCCACAAGAATCCCTCTAGAAAAAAAGCTATCTGGCCTGAACTACCAACTTGAAATTTCGGAAGGTAAACTAAAGGGATTTACTGATGGGTCACGTGAATATATTGCGGAAATAAGCAATCAAGTAGCGATTATCAAGCAGAAGATTGCAGCTACAAGAGAGTTGATTGCTTTTGAAGAAATTCAATCAAAAAATGAAGCACTCACTGCTTCAGCCAGAGAAGAGCACAAACAAAAACTCCAGGAGTATACCCTCAGTCTTTACGATTATTCAGATTCCATTCGCTCCTTAAAAGAATCTTATGCTGACAAGGTAATTGAAGATTATAAGAATCTTCTACAAGAGCAGCAAAAACTTCAGAAAGCTGCTTATGATAAAGAAAAAGAACTTGAAAACAAACGTCACGAAACCAAGATGGATAATCTGGATGATGAACTTTCAGCTTTTCAAGATATCATCAATGCTCAAACCAAGAGTTTAGACCGGGAAGTCGCTGAGGAAGACTACCAGGATCAACTAGCAAAGCTACAGAAGGAAAAGTCTGAACTTGAGGTAAGTTATAGTAAATGGATTATGGATGACTCTTTAGAGGCGAAATCTAAACGTGCAGATTTAGAAAAAGAAATTGCTGCAAAGTCTGAAGAGATAACTAAACTGCAACGAGATCGTGAGATAACCATTCGTAAAGATGGTCTAACTGATCAATTAGAAGACCGTCAGAATGCTATCGATAAAGAGAAAAAACTTGAGGACTCCAAGCATGATGTGATTATCGACAATCTTGAGGAATTAGAGAAGTTAAACGATGAGTATTATGAAGGGCTTTTGAATGACGAACAGTATTTCTACAATATGAAACAAGCTCTGATGAGCGATGATACTGTTAGGATTCAAAATGAAATCACAAAGATTCAGTCCGCTTATACTGCATTCTATCAAGAACTAGAGAAAAACTTTGGTATCTATTCCGAGAAAATTGCATCAAATCTTAAATATGCCTTTAGTTTGAACGAAGAGAATTTAAAGAATTATCCATTCTTAAGCGATGACTCTACTGGTTCTTCGAATCCTTCTGACTCAACAACTTCGACTCCGTCTTCTGGTTCATCCTCTTCTAATTCGGTAAGCGAAAAAGACACTGCTTGGAAAGATTATCTCACTAACAAGCAAAAAGCCGAACAATTAAAAACAGACATGAAAACCCTCTTGACAGACTCTGCTGATTATAAAAATAAACAAGCTCAGTTCGAGAAGTTGAAAGCGGCTAATGATGTTTATAGGTCTAAATATGGATTTCCTGATGGAAGCTATGCCGATCTTAATAAACTTACTAAATATCATACGGGTGGTATTGTAGGCGAAAAAGGAACAACGACAAAGAGTCTGCTGGAAGATGTTGAAGTCCCTGCAATTTTGAAGAAAAGTGAAGGGATTATTGACAAACCGCGTGATTTCTTTAAAGAGATTGCAGGGAACGTTATGAGCAATCTCAGTAATATGCTATCAAACTTCAACGTATCTCAAATCTTTAAGTCTCCACTTCAACCTCAATCCGTAGACAATAGTTTAAGTGTCCATATAGACAATGTCACTGGAGATAAACAAGGTGCAAAAGTCGTGACAGATGCCATTGAAGATCTATGGAAAAGAAAAACAAAAAGTGGATGGTAAATAAGTATCAAGGACTGTCAATGTTGGCAGTCCTTTTTATATGGAGGTAATATGTTAGGAGATATAGATTACACAAAAAAAGCTTATAGGCCTAACTATTTTCTTGCAAAACCTGATAAACATATTATCGGAAAATTAAGTGAAGCATATAAGGATAGTCTAAACGATCCCGTTAGCGAAACAAGTGAATTAACTTTAAGCATCCCCTACTTTATAGATGTCAATCACGTACTAATGCTCAATAAACATATCGATACAATTAAAGAAAATTACCTGATTAAATTAGTTTTCGGTAAGACATCAGAGTGGTACGTAATCACAGCCATCAATGAGGTTGTGAGTGAGGATTCAAGTTATAAAAAGCTCACCCTTTTAGGATTAGAGTTCGAGTTAGCACAGCGCGCGCTTAAAGGGTATACGGCAGAATCAAAAGGTGCAAGAACCGTCTTAACAGAAATGCTAAATGAAACCACATGGACTGTCGGGGATATCGATCCCGATTTTGAACTATCTAAGCGGACTTTTGAGTTTCTGGATAATAAATTACTTGGTTCCATTTATGATGTTGCTGAGACCTATAATGCGATTGTTCTATTTGATACCGATCTTCAAACTGTAAACCTGAAGAAACCCGAATTGTTCGGCATCGATATGGGTCTAACATTTTCCTATGAGAGTCTACTTAAGAATTTTGATAAAAAGTCTGATGCAAATGAAGTTGTTACTCGACTTCATCTCAAAGGAAAAGATGGATTAACCATAAATGCAATTCACCCAACGGGCAAGGATTACCTTGAAGACTATAGCTATTTTATGTATCCTTTCCAAAGAGATGAAGATAAAAATGTCATTGAGCATAGTTATTCGATGTCAGACTCTCTTTGTCATGCTATATTGGATTACCAGGAACTTGTTGGGGCAAATAAAGACCAATTCTCAATTCTTAAGACAGCTCGTGATGGATATATTACTACACTTTCAACTAAGCAATCTGAGTTAGTTGATCTTCAAAACCAGTTAAAAGTGATATACAACATCGTTGACAATTATCAATTGGGTAACAATAATAAACCTACAATGTTCTTTGAATCGGTTTCTTACAATGGTTCATCAAAAACAATCAACCTCGACTCTCTACAGACAATGTACCCATACGCAGTTATGGCTAAAGTTTCGAATGCAACTAATGTCCAAGTATCCCTTAATGGAGCGTTAAAAACTGTATTTTCTAATACTTGGACATTGCTTGGTAAAGTGAGCGGATTGACTACATCGAGCGTTTTGATTGCTGGTAGTGGATCAGCTAACGTAGATATACAAGTTACAGCAATCAATGAGTCAGAGTATAATACTTCATCGAACGATACTGTTATAATTGACCGTTACTGCCCAAACAATAAACAGATGCTGATTGATGGAAAGAAAAATGAAATCACTGAACAAACAGGTTATTTGAATACTGTTTTAGTTCAAATAGCTAGTTTACAGTCCATCCTCTCCAGCTCAAATAATTTCACACCAGATCAACTAATTGAACTGCAGCGTTTTGTAAAGATTGGGACTTATGAGAATAGCAATTGTATTGACGCAGAAGATCTACTTAAATATGGCGAAGAGAATTTTGCAGAAGTAAAAGTCCCTCAAATGTCGATGGAAATTGACTTAGTTTACTTCTTGAGTGTTTTAGAAGAACAATCTAAGTGGGACAAGCTTAATAAGGGTGACTATGTATCTATTAAATATGAGCGTATAGGGGTTAATGTTAAGGCAAAAATTATTGAGATTAATTATGATTTTGAAGGCGAAAAGATATCCATAACTCTCTCTAATGTTAAAAATGATGGCAGTGCTGCTTCAAAAATGAACGAGTTCATGAAGAAGAGTAATAACACTTCTACTACTATCGATGCAAACAAAAAAGACTGGCTTAAATCTGTAACAGATATATCAGATATGAGCTTGTTGTTTGATGAGTTCTGGGATAAAGTTACGAATCAAATCAATATGAGTATTAATAACACTGTAACAACTGACAATCGGGGAATTACGATTACAGATCCTAATGATCCATTGCGCTTCCTTCGTCTGACGGCGGGAAGTTTGGGTGTAACAAAATCAGGCGGACAAAGATACGAGACAGCCATTACTGCCGATGGAATTTGTCGTAATAATCTTGTATTAAAATCAATATACACATTAAAAGAAGTGATTGGGTCAAATTAATCCAATTACTTCTTTTGTTATATCTGTAAAAAAGGAGCGCTAAGAGTCTTATGCTGTTACAACAAACGATTCCTGTTTCTTGGCACATTAATAATAAGGTTTGGTACGAAGAGAAAGGATATGTTTTCTCCTCCTTTAGGAGCAAATTTGAGGTTGATATCGCTCATCTACATTATGGAAGCGTTTCTAGAGTCTTGGTAGAGTGTGATTATTGTAAAAACATAATAACGAAAAGTTATAAAGCACTACTCAAAGAGCGTGAGAATTCATTGACTTCTAAAGATTGTTGTAAAGATTGCAGATTTAAAAAACAGAGAGAATCAACGCTTGAAAAGTATGGAGTTGAATGTGTTTTAAGATTGCCCGAGGTTAGAGATAAATGCTTAAATACCATAAAAGAAAAATATGGTGAGGAAATTACGAATGTATTCCAAGTAAAAGAAGTAAAAGACAAAATAAAAAATAAGTTTATCGATAATTATGGCGTAGAGAACCCTATGTTGTTAAATGATTTTAAAGAAAAAATAAAAACAACAAATAGAGAAAAATATGGCGTTGATTTTTATACCCAAACCGATGAATACAAAGAAAGAGTAAAAATAACTAATCTAGAACGATACGGTGTAGAATGTGTCTTTCAAGATGAAAATATTAAAAATAAAATAAAGAAATCTTGTTTAATGAAGTATGAAGTTGAGCACCCAATGAAAAACAGATATCTGAGCAATCGTAGATGTAATACCAATTTGATAAGATATGGTTTTAAATCCCCTGCTTTAAATAAGACTATTCAAGAAAAAATCAAGAAAACTAATATTGCTAGATATGGTGCCGAATATACATTTTCAAATGCTAGAATTAGAGAAAAATCAAGAGCCACTATGCTTAATAGATATGGGTTTGAATATGCTGGAGAGGTTCCGGCGTTCATCGAAAAGAGAAATAGAACATTAAAAGAAAATGGAAATGTTCCTACCTCCTCTCAACAAATATCAATTTATAAGCAATTGCTAGATCACGGATTTAATGTAGTATTAAATGAACCAATTAGTCGTTCGATCCTTGATATCGCATTATACATCGATGATATTAAAATCGATATTGAATATGATGCAGCCTATTTTCATAAAGATCAAAAACAAGACAGAAAACGAGACGAGTTTTTAAAAAGTAGAGGATGGAAAGTCCTTCGTATTAAAAGTGGTCATATGTTACCTGATTTCAAAGACTTATGCGAGTGTATCGAGTCTTTAGTTTCCTCTGATTATCGGTACAAAGAATTAGTTTTAAAAGATTGGGTGAATTTCAACGCAGAGGAAGTGGTTTAAATTAGTTCGGTAGCGATTATTCAAACACCATCCTCTGCATGGATCGCCTCAGACTCTGCCGTTTCAACTATTATTGATGACATTACATATCGTATAAACGATTTCGGTGAAAAACTATTCGAAATTGAAGATACAGTGATATTCTGCTCTGGAACTATGGATATATCTTATGAAGTGATCAGGAAGTACAAAGTAAGTGTTGAAAAGTCTAACAGTGCACTATCTGAAATTGCCAAAGTTGTGTTTAATGAAAATAAAAATAAATATCTAAACCCCTCACTTGAGATTGTTGTCCTTAAATCTATCAATGGTAAGATGTGTAACACCCAGATATCTCATTATAATGATTTTTTTATCAAAGAAAATGTTGTTACAGAAGGAATTGGAATTTTCACAGGTGGGATAAAGACAGGGGAATCTCTAGAGTTTATACATAGAGAAATAGAAAAATCCGAAATAGTCAATGCATCCTATATTTTCACAAAACTATTTAACTACCTTTCTTGTGAAACTATAGGCGGCTATCTTAAAATTTATGAGTTTAAAGATAAACCTCGCCTACTCAGCAATAATAAAATTACAGATCGAGATACAATCTTAAGGTTACATACAGACTTCAATCCAAATCTAATTATTGCCGAAACGCTATATGGTAAAATCGTCCTTTCTCAGCGAGTAATTGTGGGTGATGCCGCAGGAATCTGGCTAATGGAAGGTCCACGTACAACAATAAAGGATCGTCATGGTCGAATTGCTATGATGCTTGGACTCTATGAAGAAAATCCAGATAAGTTCGGAATGATAATCAATCGGTATAATGGAAATGATGTAAACTCCACTCTTATCAATAAAGTCATCGCAAACAGTGAAGACGGATTTAAAATTCAACGCTGGAATGGACATTCTTTTGATGATAAGCTTCATTTAGACACAGATGGCAATATATTTGGTCAAGATATTACTGCTAAGCGATTAAAGATCATATCTGATCAGAACGAACTGCTACTAGACAGTTACACGAAGGAAATGAATATCGGTAAGTTTGATAATATCATAACTGACGGTAAGTTGACTGCTATTGAAAAGTTGCAGGTAATTGGTGAACGTACAAGGATAATTTCAGAATATGCTAAACTGCTGGATCAAGCAAACATTTATAAAACCACAAGCAGAGACGATACAGTACGGATTGACATCCCTCCATTTACTGCAGCCTACAATGCTTTAATCGCCTACCTCTCCCCTCTTCTATCTAACATGACTGAAACATCAGCTATCGATCGTAATGAGTTTATCCAATGCTTTAAATTGTACTATGATCAAGTAGTTGCTATCGTAAATGCTATCAATGATTCTATTAAGTATAGTAGCTTACAGCTTGGTTCGTTATATAACAATGTTCTGCTCGATAGCATTGACGGGATTACTGTAACTCGTTCAGATGAATTATATCGTACTCGTTTAAATGCAACAGATGGCATTTCCATTCAAAAAAAGATAAATAACCAGTGGGTAAAACGCTTTTGGGTAAATGTAGAAGACGCGAGACTTTGGGCTGAAGAGTTAGTTGCCAAATCCTTGAAAATTGTCTCCAGTCTCAACGATGTGTTCATGGATATTGATTCAAGCTACTTAGATATCGGACGTTTTACTACGATCATCACAGATAATAAATTAACCTCAATTGAAAAACTATCCTTACTCCAAGAATGGCAAACAATTCAAACTGAATATACCAAACTGCTACAACAAGCCAATCAATATAAAACATCGGTAAGAGACAATTATCAGACTGTACTGATAGATATTCCTCCTTTCACCTCTTCCTTCAATGACCTTGCTGCGTATGTGCTACCATTGCTTGCAGACATGTCAGCCACTACAGAAATTGACCGTAATGTTTTCAAAACCAAGTTCCAAACTTACTATGATCAAGCTCAAAGAATCATTAACGAAATTACTGATGCTGTGAAATGGAGTAGCGTCCAATTGGGTCAGATGTACAATAAAGTTATTCTAGACAGTGAAAATGGTGTCATGGCTACTCGATCTGATGATATGTATCGGTCAATCATGAATGCAATAAAAGGTTTTGCTATCCAAAAAAACATCGGCTCTGTTTCTTCGCCCAACTGGATAGATCAGTTCTGGGCTGATACGAGTGGCATAATTCATGCGGAAGGAATTAAAATAAATAATTCTATCATCACAGAAGGTGGTATTGAAGGTGCCTACATCATTCTTCGTGATGACATTGGCGGTATAATGAAACTCTATCCATCAACAGGCTTTTGGGCAGGGGCTGAAAATGCCAGTGACGCACCCACTTGGATTAAGCCCGATGGTGAAGCAATATTTAAGAAACTAATCGTTAAGAATGGCGTTAATGGTGGACTTATGATCGACAGTGTAAACAAATTCATTGATATGAATTTTTGGGATTTAAAGGGTGCTGGGGCTATTTCTGCTGAACTAATTTCTGCAAATCTGGTATCTGCACAATGGGGATTTATCTCGGACCTAACAGCTCAGAAAGTCGTAACAATGGATCGCTCAGCTATCGGAGGTTGGTCGAACTTTGTTGTAGTAGAAGATAACTACATTCAATGGATAACAGGTATTGCTACTCAGGGTTCACAAAAAGCATTGTCAGATGGCCGACTTCTTTATTGGGTAAATTCCTCTCAAACCGGACAAATGACAACAGAGACAACCGCATGGCCTGTTTATGAATATTCGGTTGATCCAAACAATAAGAAAATTAAAGCAGCGATGGGATTTGAGGGTACAGCGGACTCCGCACAGCCTTATATCCGACTCGGTTTGGGGGATGGAGCCACTAGTACAAGTGGAATCGGACGGTTTGATAAATATAACGGCGGGTTGAAAATTAATTATGGCAACAGTAACTATGGCTTAGAGAGAGGTTTAGATTTACGTGATGACGGAGTATATTTGACATCAACAAGCGGTAAAACAATTATATCAACCAAAGATTTCACAATATCATCCGATAATGGTACTGTAAAAATCGGGAATACGTCAGGCGCACTTATTGAAATCAGGCCTGACAATAAGATTGCTTTTAAAGCAACCGAATTCCTATTTGAGAATATTTAGTATTAACAATCTCCGATAATATGCCGATATATGGTAGTATAAGGTATATTATAATAGTCATTTTGGAGGTACATAATAGATGAGAAAAATATCAACTTTTGCTTTGGGGTTAGTTGTTGGGATATGTGTAACTGCTGGCGGTGTCGCTGGAGCTGCTACCTATCTTAAAGCCACACCTAAAACAGTTAAATTAGTAACGGGTAGCAATCAAACTTCGATTGAAGCTATGACGGTAAACAATAAACTGTATATTCCAGTAAGGGATGCTGGAAACTCTTTTGGGTATGAAGTAACTGGAGTAACATCCTCCACTGTTACCTTCAGTGTGGGAACCAAGATTCCCTCTTCTACCCCATCTTCAACTAAAGCAAGTGTCAATTCAACTGGAGGAGAGTTTGTGTCAGATTTACACGATAAATATTCTACAAACGGAAAAATAGATGCAACTAAAATCGCATTAGCTATTGCTGCTGGAGAATTCTCAGTAAATGCACAAGACAGTAAGTCCAAGCAGTCATTGTTACATTACGTGGTTCTTGAGGACAATTTCGCTCTATATTCGGTTATAAAAGTTAATGGATTAAATCCTAATCTGCAGGACGCAAATGGAAAAACTGCTCTTATGCTAAGTGTAATTAATGAAAACATCTTCTATTTTGGAGAACTAACAAACACTTATAAATCAGATGCCACTCTGAAAGACAGTTCTGGGAAAACCGCTTTGGATTATGCCACCAAGGGAACCTCAACATATAATGGACTACAGGCGTATATGATGTGATGTCTCATTTAAAACTATACTAAAAAGAAGCATCAATTCAGATGCTTTTTTTATTGTTTATCCATTTAACTCTCCGACTTCAATCAGCTCACTAGTATGTAGCTCTTAATTAAAAATTGTATTATCATCCATTCTCTTTTGATACTCCTTCTCTTTCCACTTCATGAAATCGTTGTAATCCTTGTTGGTCCAATCTTTTACAGCCTTTGGTTTTGGACTGATGTCGCATGAATTAAAAACCGAACTAAACAACATTAGAAAAATTGGAATTAAAGCAATCATCCCAGCGTAGGCCAAGTAATCATGCATTGATCTTTTGTTTTTCGCTTTACTAAAATCTATTGTACTCGCAGAACCATCAATCTCATTTCCACAACTGAAACAATATCTATTGTTCCGTTTCATTTCATAACCACATTTGCTACACTTCACGAACCCATCTCCTAAATTTGGTAGTAGATCTATTGTAACATTGTACTATTCAATTTAGTGAAAATACAAAGTGTCATACAGATAAAATAACAATTTCATAAGGAAATGCACTGCACAAAACCCTTATAAACAAAGGGTTTTTTATTATTCCATTTTTTAAGGATGTGGTATAAATCGCTCAAGTCGCGGTAAACGGTGGAAACATCACTGAATCAACAAAAAGCAATCACGTTACTTACTCAATTGAAAATTGGGAGTGGCAATATTCTACAGGCGGTGGAACTGATTCAGAGGGGAATCATATTCCTGTAGTCGATCATTATGGTTGGAATGATGGGGGAACTGGTACAACAGGTGTAAAAATAATAGGCACCATTACAACAAACTCAAAAATGAAAATCAATGGATTGAATATCGCAGTCGTAGGAGATAGAACGAACGAAACTTGGATTGCCGACCCTCCCATTCCCTCAAGTACTAGCTCAACGAGGTACACAGCAACTACTCCGATTTCGGGCAGTGGACAAGGGTCGGTTACTGGAGGTAATACTAAAAATGTAAAACTTAATGGGGAGTTGATCGCTGTTGTAGGATCGCAAGTCACTACCTGTTTGGGTAACACAACTACAATTGAAGACGGAATTGCTTCAATGAATATGTAATGGAAAGAAGGTGATTTAAATAACAATTCGAGACTCCCTTTTCTTCTCTTACGCTAGTAATAAGTCAATAGACTATGGAATTTACAATGTCAATCTCTCTGGAGGTATGCAAGAAGAACCATTTGTATCTTCAACTGAGATATTAGAAGAAACAGTTCGTGGTAGAGATCGACCTTATTTTCAAGGAATTAAAAAAAATCCACTTAAATTCTCAGTAAACTTTGCATTTATGGATACTTTTGATAATGACAAAATAAACGAAATAACAAGATGGCTAACAGGGCAAGAATATTATCAAGAATTATATTTTACAAATGAACTTGGTGTGAATCCAGAAAAAATCTACTATGCATTAGTAGTTGAGGACTCTAATTTAGTTCACAATTGCTTACGACAAGGATACATTACACTTACTTTTCGCTGTGATTCCCCTAATGCTTACTCCCCCATCTACTTTCCAAACGAATTTAAATGGACAGAGACTCCGAGCTTAACAACAATTAATACATTCTCAGGTGAACACTTAAATACGCAAGTTGTAAATAATAAACTTCAGCTCACCTCAACCAAACCAAAATGGTCTGATTTACCCGATCATTTCACTTGGGCAGACTTAGCATGATTAGAAAGGAGATAACATGCCAACAGAAACAACTAATCTAGGATTAAAAAAGCCTCAATTGAGTGACAATATCTATTCCTCATTGAGTGATTTAGCTTTGAATTTCCAACTGCTGGACGATGCCGCCTTGCTTTATTCTACGGGCAAACCTAATAGCGGAACTCATCCCCGAGGAAAATTCTATATTAATGAAAGCGGTAGTATTGGAGACTCGTTTGGTTGGTATAATGTCCGTGCTGGTATAGCTGCACCCTCTTGGTCCAGTCTAACATCTGTGTCAGCGGGAGCATATATTGTCCCAACCATGGATAATTTACATGTTTATATATGTACTCAAGCTGGCAGCACAGGCTTTAATCAACCAACATGGCCCCTTACTTCTGGAGCCACAGTGCGAGAGGTTGCAGGATCAGTCTTTTGGGAAACAGGCAAACATTACAATCTGAACGATGTTGTGTTGCCAACCTCAGACAATGGCAGGTTTTATCTGTGTGTTCAAGCAGGAAATACAGCAACCATTCAACCTAACTGGCCCACAACGGCAGGAGCCATTCTAGATGACAATACTACGAGGTGGCGTTGCTATGTTATTGCCAGATGGCAAGAGGCTGGTACAGCAGCTAACTTTCGTCCCTTTGGATTGATTGGTTAGGTGAAGTAAATATGGAAACCTGGGCTGAACTAGCTGGATTCAAAGGTCATTACATTTCAAACGATATCCCCTATTCATTTGCTGGAGATGGAGCAATAACTAAAATAAGTTGGGAGAGCGATATTTCTACAGGGACAGAAATAGTAATTGAAACCTCCGTGTCTTTTAATGGAGGAGGTTCTTGGACTGATTGGACTGTATGTGTCAATGGAGGCTCTATCCCGCAAATACAGCCAACAACCTCGTTAAAATCAACAATAGTAAAGTATAGGGTAACACTAGAAACTAACTCCCCTACTTCATCTCCTATTTTATTAAGTATAACCTTCGACATTAGTCCAATAGTAATCTTAAACAACAAAGGTAATACAACGTGCATTCCAGAGATTTGGATCACGAAGATTGGAAATGGAGATTTTTCAATTGTGAATTCTTCAGATAATAACGAAGAGTTCAAATTTACATCTTTGGTAGATGGTGAGACCATATATGTTAACAATGAGAGACAGGACATTCAATCAAGTAATCCAGTCATCTACCGATATGAAGATTTTAATGATAATTACTTAAGTTTTCCACCAGGAATGAATGTGTTAAAGATTACAGGCAATGCAACAATACGTTTTCGATACCAGTTTCGTTTGTAGGAGGTGAGAAATATACCTGAATTAAAAACTTATCTAGAATATAACGATCCCAATGTTGTTATATGGAGAACAGGCCAACCTGGAGATGAATACATTGACCGCACTGACAATCTTTATATTATCAATGGGAAGATTACTCTGCTTGAAATCCCTTCATTCTCAGACCGTGTCATCATCGAGGGATTTACTGAAGTCAGCCGCGAAGTATACGAAAACCTAGGTCGACTAACTGATAATCAATTCTTGGTTGATTACGCGACTGGTGTCATTATGTTTACCGCAATACATGAAGGAAAATCTATGCTGGTCAAATACAAAGGTCGCGGATTGATTATGCTGGCTGCTAGCCGTGTATACGCTATGGTTAGTAGGCAACCAGATATCGTAATAACTCTTCAGGATTTAATTGACCAAGCAAACGATAGACTCAATCAGATATCCATTAAAATTAACGAAGCCCAAATAGCGATTAATAATGCAAACATTGCAGCAAGTAACGCAAATGTGGCTGCGGATCACGCAACAGATGCAGCAATACGCGCAGAAGATGCTGCCGAACTAGCTGAAGAAGCAGCTGAAAGTACCCTCATTATTTACCAGGAACCAGTTAAAACCTATGCAGATATAACTACCGCTTATCCGTCTCCTGAAAACGGTTGGCGTGTAATGATAGAAAGCACTGGAGATATTTATCGTTATAGTTCTTACTACAATGACTGGAAAAAGATTGATAACTGGACTGGTGGAGCTCTTCCGTTTGTCAGCGAGACAACATCAGGTTTATTAAGAAATAATGACTATAGCAACTTTATCACTCGCTCCATTACCTTCTCCATCCCATCGATTTATCAAATTGGTATTCAAAACCACATTATTCAGTTTCCCTACGATGGAACCATAACAGATATAAAAATTTATTGTATTGAGCCACCTACGGCCAATGTGTTTGATATACAAGTCGAGAAAATCTCTCAGACAAATTTCGACAATGGTGATATATGGACTCCATTGCTTAATGAGAGTTTAAAGATTCAAACAGGTGATCACAAATCTCAAACGGCCAATTTAAACAACGCTGCAAAAGTAATAACTAAAAATACATATTTTCGTTTAAATGTTTCTGCAGTAGATGCAACAATGAAGGCGATTGGAATTCAAATAAATATTAAAACACATACATAATTAGGAGATGATTCATCATGGCAGCACCTTTAGTACAATGGTATGACTCAACAAATACAACACAACTATCCGATTGGCAAATCGGTACATGGGATGCAGGTAGTGTATCTACCGACAAAACATTTTTGGTCTGGAACAATAGAGGCGGAACTTCTGTGGTAGCTGATATGACAAACTGCACAATCACAACCAAGGATAGTTTGGGTGGAAATACAGGAGAGATTGTTTTAAACAAGTGGATTGAAGCAAAAATTGATTCACTCAGCGAAACGCTCTATACTCCGGTTGGAGGCAATGTAACAAAGTTGATTCAGGCGGGTAATTTGACGGCGGGTGATGCTGGTCATATTAAGGGGTCGATTAACAGCGGTGCTTTAACAGATGTCACATGCTATTCCAAGTTCACCTTACATGCAAATGTCCCTGCAACCGCAACCGCTGGCAATTTCACATTTTTAACTCGTGTAGCTTATCAATATACAGCTTAATCAACATTTCAATAACTACTTATCAGGGACTCTCTTGGGGAGTCCTATTTTACTATGTCCAATACAATGGAGGTTTTCAAAATATTTATCAAGGATAATCTATACTCCCCCACCTCGCAGCAACTCATTTGGTGCGCTGAATATTTAGACGGCACATCCTTGTGCGAGGTGGACTTAAATACGTTACAGGAGAATACTTTTGCACATATTCAGAAAGATAACTTGCTTAGATTTGGTCTTTTCGGCTCAGGAACGAAATCCTACTATGAGGTGTATGGCGGGATCTTTAAAATTGTGGGTCAGATGATTCAAGTATCTTACGTAACCGATGATCAACAGTACGATTTAATGGGTCAGCCACTAATGTATAAAGATGCGATTACATATTACAATGCTGAGTATTTATTTGATCCTGGCGTTCAGAATTCAGGTGTCAATAGGATTACGCAGTTTAACTTTGGATTCAAACAAAAATTAAACATAAATGGTGTAAATTTCAACTTCAAAGCAATCGCACAATTCCCTCTCAATCAAGGAGTTCAGGTTGAATTGACCATAGTATCGGACACTGATTTGAATGGAAGATTGGTAATTCGAAGGAACAATGTTGTGGTTGATGAGTTCGAAGCGCCACTTGTAAAGAGTGTGGGAGGTGAAATTACATGGATAATGAGATAGTCGAGCAAAGGAGCATATGTTCTAAGACATATGGTGATGGACAAGGAAAATTTCGAATTGAGATGTTTAGTGCTCCCATCCACTATGAAAAAGATGACGGTACTTGGAACGACATTGATGTAAGAGTAAAAAATCTTGAGCAGTGGGAATTTACTAATGGTGTAACGGATAATATATTCAAGGCATATTTTGGAGACAAAACAGACAATAATAATCATCTATTCGGAATTGAATATTTTAAAGATTCACAAAGTAAGTGGATCAACTTCAAACTAAAAGATTCCACTACACAATTCTCGGAAATCTACGGAGATAATGGAAACAGATTTAAATTCTTAGACTGCTTTGAAAATGAAAATATTGATGTTGAATATATTGTCACCTCCGATTCACTTAAAGAAAATATTATCTTAAATCAAAAGACAACGAAAAGAGAATTTGAATTTACCATTAAAGCTGGCGGTGTAAGAATTGTAAACGAAGGTAATTTCAAAGTTATTGATGAAGACGATAAATTTACAATATGGAACATAGATAAGCCCTATATGGTCGATAGCTTGGGTAATTTGAGCTATGGTGTTCGTTACAGCCTCCACACTGATATTAATGGCATCGAATGTTTTTCAGTAATCCTAGAAGATGAAGATTTTCTTGATAATTCTACATATCCCATCTTTGTTGATCCGAGTGTGGTGGTAGATCCCCAAAATTCATATGCTGGTTCTGTATTCTACAACCTTGATCCCAATGTTCAAGGCTCTGGCGCATCGAGTTGGAATTCAAAAAACTGGTTGGGTGCGTATCAAGGTGGTTATGGCATGGGACGTAGTGCCATTTACTTTAAGAATATAGATAAAGTTAAGGAAGACATTGTAAACCGTGGGAGCATTATTATTAACAGGGCTGACCTTCATTTATATTCTTATTCGCATGGTTCGGCCGCCTCCAGCATTAGCTTTTCCAAGATTACAAATCCATGGAGTACTGGAGTCACCCCCACTCCCGGAAGCGTTTTTAAGTCACTTACATTATTGAGTACAGACATTAATAAGTGGTTTACGATTGATCTCAGGGACGTTCTG